GTATAGTCACTCTAAACTTCTTGATTATTTTAATATAACAAAAGCGTTTTGGTCAATGGTTTATGATGCAATAGAAATTAAATTAAGAAAAAATAAAAATAGTCTGGATTCTAAAACAGGATATTTTTATTTCCAATCAACAACCAAACTTTATGTTTGGAAATATACATTTAAAACCGCAAGTAAAAAATACGGAACTAAAAAGGCAGTACTTAAATTAGTTTTAGAACAAGACAAAGAAGATTTGACAACTAGACAAATTATATCTAAATTTTACAAAGAAGATATTGAGAATAAAGAACCTATATTTGAAGTCATATGTAACGATATGTTTCCGATGGAAGAGACTTTAGTACCAATCTTTAAAAGAAAGGTAGTATCTTATATTAATCAACAAGTTAAAAATTTAGAAAAACCAAGTTTAGTTAAAAATGAGTTTTAATAAAAGATTCGTAGACAAAGAAAGGATTCTTGAAATATTAAATGAAAAAGAACCACTTTCAAAATTATTTTCGGCAGATGCTTATATTTTCTTAGACGATATATCATCAAAAGTATTTGACCTTTATGTTAATGGAACATCAGATAAAGATATTGAAAAAATAATTAAAAATGGACAGAACGGATAAAATTAATATTCTTTTGGCTAAATTAAGAAAACCATTACCATTAGAATACATCATTCATAATATACTTCATTGTGATAAAAGTGAGGTAATTAGTTTATTAAATGAACTAATTGAAATTGGAACTATAGAAAAAGTTAAAGACGATTACCAAATAAAAAAATATGGAAAATAAAGAACAAGTAAATCACCCTGGTCATTACGGAGGAGAATCAAATCCATATGAAGCCATCAAGGTGATAGATAATTGGGGTCTTGGATTCAGTTTGGGCAATACAGTAAAATACATTTCAAGGGCGGGAAAGAAAAACAAAGAGAAAGAACTTGAAGACCTTAAAAAGGCTTTATGGTATTTACAACATCACATAGAAACATTAGAGAATAAATGAACGCACCAATAAGGTATTTTGGTAGTAAAGGAGGTTTCTACAACAAAATAATTGAACACTTCCCAACCAAATCATATAAAACATACATTGAACCATTTGCCGGAACATTCATTGTCGGTCTTAAAAAACCAATAGCAAATGTAGAAATATATAATGACTTAGAAAAGAATGTATATTCGCTATACAAAGTAATATCAACACCGGAACTATTCAAAGAGTTTAAAGAAAAATGTGATTTGGTGTTTTACTCAGACGATATACGAAAAGAATACAAGGAAGAACTTAAAAAAGAATTATCAATAGTTGATAGAGCGTTTTACTTCTTCTATGTCAATAGAACATCCCATAACGGAATAGGAGGATTCTCAATGAATACTCATGTAAGAAGAACTATGAGTAAAGCGGTATCTGACTTCTTATCATCAATAGATAGATTACCAGAATTACACGACAGATTATCAAAAGTTATTATATCAAATACAGATGGTGTTGATTTAATCAACAAATATAATAATCCTGATACATTAATATATTGTGACCCACCTTATCATCAATCAACCAGAACTGAGGCAAGGTACAAGGAAGATATGAATGATAAAAAACAAGAAGAATTTATTGACTCAGTCATCAATTCAAAATCTATGATATTAATAAGTGGATATGAATGTGAACTATATAATAAATTAACAGATAATGGATTTACAAAACACCAATTTGAAGTTAAAACTATGGACGGTAACTTTAATAAGAAAACAAAGGTTGAAACTCTCTGGAAAAATTACTAAATTTAAAATATGAAAGAAATAGGAAAAATAATAAATGGGGATTGTACTGAAGTAATGAAAACATTACCCGAATCCAGTATAGATTTAATTTGTACATCACCCCCTTACGGAGTTAATATCAATTATGATGTTCATAATGATGATATGACAATTGAAGAATACTTAGAATTTAGTGAAAAGTGGTTAACTGAGGCATACCGGGTTATGAAGGATGATGGTAGGATAGCCCTTAACATTCCATACGAGATAAACAGACAAGAAAAAGGTGGTAGGATATTTTTTGTGTCTGAAGTATATCAGGTTATGAAAAAGATTGGTTTTAAATTCTTTGGTATTGTTGACCTTGAAGAAGATAGTCCGCACAGAAGTAAAACAACCGCTTGGGGTTCTTGGATGAGTCCATCAAGTCCTTACATCTATAACCCAAAAGAATGTGTGATACTTGCTTACAAGAAACAACATATTAAAAAGGTTAAAGGTGAACCACAATGGAAAGGTGAAGTAATGGATGTTGAACAAGAAGACGGAACAACAAAAAAGAAAACAGTTTACCAAGAACAAGACAAGAAAGAATTTATGGAACTGGTGTTCGGACAATGGAAATACTTAAACGATTCAAGACCACTAACTAAGGCGACATTCTCAATGGACATTCCAACTAAAGCAATTAAAATATTAAGTTATAAAAATGATATTGTATTAGACCCATTTGCAGGTTCAGCAACAACTTGTGTGGCGGCTGAGATATTAGACCGAAGATGGATAGGTATTGAATTAAGTCCAAACTATGCACAAATTGCGATAGATAGGGTTAGAGCATTTGTTGAAGATAAACGACAATTAAAAATTGAAGTATAAAAGGAGGTTTAACCTCCTTTTTTTATTTATATGATATTTATGTTTAATGAGTGGAAAAATATTAATAACTGAAAATGAGAGAGAAGAAATTCTTAAATTATATTACAACGCGATTAATAAAGAAATATCTGAACAATTAAAAATTAATACTAATATAACACAACAAAAACCTGACAACGAAAAAATTAAATGTTATTCTGAAATAGAACCTTTATTTAACAAAGCAATCAATTATTGGAAAGAATGGTTAAATCATCCAACAACGATGGAAAAATTCAAAAATAATTTTGGTTATGACGAATCAAAGGTAAAAACTATATTCGATAGTTATATAGACACTTTAAATAAATTAGAATTAGTTGTATATAATGACAATGATATTAAAAGAAAAATATTGAAGTTCAAAACAAAATCAGGTAGAAATGAGTCTCTTACAATTGATGGGGAAGAAAAAGATGATTACGCATTTGTTATAAATGAAACTAGATACATTTTTTTTGTTTTTGTAAATTGCTCTTCAGGAGACGAGGATGTTTACGGAACATTAATACATGAAATACAACATTCTTTATATAATAGAGTACACCCTCTAAACTCTGACCAAAAAATAAAAGAATTATTTGTTGGTTCAAATACTAAAAAAGATACTCCGGCAACTTTATTTAAACAAAATAGTAAAGTTAATTCTAAAATTATTAGTGGTGAGATGAATTTTTCTAAAATTGAGACCGAAAAAATTATGGGAGAATGGACAAGAATCTTAAATAAAACTTTAAGTGCTGGGGTTAGTAGAGAATATATTTGTTCTGAAACTGAAAAAATGTCAAACATACAAAGTATTAGAAATATACTTAACCTAAAACCTGGTGAAAATATTACAATTGAAATGTTACGACCTCATATATTATTTGAGGCCGAACCCAAAGAAGACATCTTTTTCTTTTTTATGTGTTGGGCGGCAAATAATTTCCCTTCATTAAATAATATGATAAACAATTTGAATCAATTAGCAAATAAAAATATACAAAAAAATAAACAAACACCGACTAATTTTGAATACAATCAAAATCAAATAAAAAACGTTTAAAAATATGAAAAAAATAACACTTAAAGAATCTGATTTAAAAGAAAAATTTTGTGAGATTTACAAAGAAGAACAAATTAAAATATTAGAAGAAAAATGGAGTAAAACATCTGAATCCGATAAATTATTTGTGATAGAATTTATAAAACAATTGTATCCTGAAAAATCTAAAATGATTTCAGAATCAAAATGGTACAATACCGTAGGAGATATCTTAGGGTTTTTCGACCCAACAGGGGTTGTTGACATATTAAACGGAATTAGTTATTGGAGACAAGGAGATAAGTTATTTGCAATATTATCTTGGATATCGGCGGTACCTATAATTGGTGATGTAATTGGTAAATCTGTTATGGGTTTATTTAAAATGGGTAGGTCAGGAGCGAAGTTATTTAAAAAAGCCGCTTTAGCGGGAGACTTTGTAAAAATGGGGGAAATTGCCGCTAAAGGAGGACCACTTAAAGGTTTATTAAGTAAAGTAACACAATGGGCACCTAAAATATTAGAACCGTTAAAAAAATTAATTGGTAAAGTTCCATTTGTTGGAACAGGATTTGTTAAAATGGTGGATGATTATATTAAATTATTTAAAGACGCTTCAAGGTCTATGGACCAAGGGGCTCAAGTCGCAACTTATTTAACCAAAAAAATGGCGACTAAAACGTTAACAGATATTGAAAAGAAAACATTAAAAAAGGCTATAGAACAAGCGACAACATTTAGAGGTTTTAGAGATTTTACAGGTAAAGGTGGTTTTGCTGCGGGTATGGGTAGATTGTGGGGTAATAGAGGAACAAGAGGTCTTATGAGAAGAACTAGATGGTATTTAGGTTTATTAGATTATATTGGTTTAGGTAATTTTGTTGGACCTGAAGAACTTGAACAAAAGGTGCCTGATATAGAATCAAAAATTAACGAATATAATAAAACCGCTGAAGCGGAAAATAATATTAAACAAGATTTAGGTTCTGAATATGTAACACAACAAGAACCATCGGTACCACCACCCACAGAACCTAGTAAGGGTAAGGAAGTTGCCAAAGATTTATTTTCAATGGTATTCCCAGAATTAGGATTAATAATGAAATAATGATTATGAAAAAAATATGATTTTATCAATTTGGAAACCTAAATATAAAAAAGTTAAAAGATTAAACACTATTGAATATTATGAGATGGTTGGCTTTGATTTTTTAAATGAGAAGAAAAATAAAGATTTAATCGTTATATATAAATGTGATAGATGTTGTTCCGATGAAACTCATACTACTCGCTCTCACGTTTTTTTTAATGAAAATTATAAACTTAATGACATTAAAAATCAAACTTGTAGAAGTTGTAGGTCGTCAATATCTGAATATGAGATTAAAAAAAGTTTTATACCTTTTAGTGTCGTTAGCGATTCAATAAAGAATAGTAATTACGAGCTAATCACCACTGAAAAAACATACAATGTTTCTAAAAATAAATCTCAATTAAAACTTAACATTATTTGCACTAATGGACATAACATTACGGCGACGTGGAATAACTGGTCTAAAGGTAAAAGATGTCGTATATGTTACGATAAAGACAGACTTGATAATGCTGTTAAAAATAAAAATGGATGGAGAAGATATAAATTTTTAGTTTGGAATTACACTGAAAAATCCTATAAAGAATATTATAATGAAATAAACCCATTAAAACATAAAAGAGGGAAATTTTTCCATTTAGACCATATATATTCAATATATGATGGGTTTTTAAATAATATATCACCTAAAATCATAGGAGGGTTTAAAAATCTTAGAATTATATTAAGTGAGGAAAATTTAACAAAAGGTAAAAAAAGTCATATAAAATTAAATCAAATTATATAATATGAAAAAATTAATTAAAGAATCGGGAATAAGAGATATTAATAAATTAAGAAAAGAATTCAAAGACGTTGTAATTGTGACACATATGGACCTTGACGGTGTCGTCTCGGCCGTAGGAATGAAATATTATTTTGAAAATAACGGATTTAAAGTTATTGACGTTCAAATAATCCAATATGGTGATAAAGAATGGTCATTGAAAAAATCGAACCCCGACAAAAAAATACTTTATTGCTTATGCGATTTTGCTCATGGAAAACCTATGTTTACAATACACTTGGACCATCACGATAGGCAGGCCGGTGCGGGAGAAACAAAATCAACATCATTTAGACAAGCGAGGTCAAATATCGAAACAATTTCACAAATAGTTTCACCAAAAGATTTATTTCCAAATCAAGATATACTATTAATCTCAACGGTTGACTCGGCAAATTATGCGGTTCAAAACATATCTGTTGACCAAGTGATTAATTATCTATTTAGATTAGATAAAGATTCTTCCGCAAGTAGAAATAAAATGATGATGGGTTTAGTTGCGAATAAATTATTATTAGCGTTTAAAAATAAACCCGGATTCTTAGAAGAGGTTATTATGACATCAACACCCTCTTTACTTAATATTCTTTTAAATATTAAAAGAATAATGGTAGAAAAAGGATATGCTAGTACCGAAACATTACAGAAAAACAAAGAATCTTATATCGAACAAATGAAATCACATCCAAATGTTAAAGTTATGGATAATATCATTGTTCAGTATGGTGGTGGTAAAATGACATCACCGGGCTCATACGACAGATATACACCATTTAAGAATAATCCTGAAGCTGACTTTTTAGTAATCGCGTGGCCGTTAGGATTAGTTCAAGCGTCTTGTAATCCATTTAAAAAAGAAAGAGAATTAAAAGGGGTTAATTTAGGTGAGATTGCTCAAGAAGTATTATCTAAATGGGAAGGACAGTTAAAACAAAAAGAAGTTCCATTATCAACAATTAAATGGATTTCAGAAAGCTCAAAAGATTTCACAAGCGAATCAGTTGGTTTCACATTTAAAGATTTTGTTGCTTTATATGGTAATAAATATAAAACAATGGAAGGTGGAAAACAAACATTAAGAGATATTGGTGAAATTATGGAAACGCCATTTACAGAATTATCAGAAGATGAAAAAGAATTTTTAGACGGGATTACAATTAATGCTTGGGATTTAATTCAGGCCGGCAGTGGGGGTCATCGATGTATTACAAACGTCTCGAATTTAAATTACTTAGGAAGAAGTAAAAGACCACCTGAAGGTAAATACAAATACGACCCAAACAAAGAGGACGCTCCTTATGTTAAGTTTACAAAAATGATACAGGCGGAATTCGTAAGAGTATTACAAGAGAAGATTAGTAGTTCAAAATGAAATTCATAATAACAGAAAATAAAATACAAAAAGTTGCATTTAAATTTATGAACTCTTTATTTAGTCCAGACCAGTTGGAAATTGTTACGTCAGAAAAATATCCAGATTCAATTTTCTTTATGAAAAATGGTGTGGTTGTTATGGAACAGGATAAAAGAAATCAAGATTTTTATTTTGATTATTATGAAATTTGGTCATTTTTTGAATTGCTTTTCGGTATGGGATTCAAACAAATACAGGATGTTATGAGATACTGGTTGGAGGAGACTCTCAAATTAGAGGGTTATACACCATTCCAAACTGTTTCGACTCTCCAAAGTGGTTGGAGGAGACTCTCAAATTAAAACCTCATCACCCTCTCTAATATCTAATTTTCTACAAGTTTTACCCCTTAACTCAAGGATAGTTTCACCTGTGCCGCAATAGTTTTTACATTCTTCAGAAAGACAAGGTTTGCAATTATGATGTATTTTAGTAATAATATTACCCTCAATAAAAATAATATCCAAAGGTATAATACAATTCTTCATCCAAAAACAATGTTGTCCTTCATCCATTAGAAACAACATACCATTAAAGGTCTCATCAAAATCTCTACCCATCATACCCCTTTGAGTTTCTTTTGGGGTCTTCGCTATTTTTACTTTGAACTTGTTTCCGTTAATACTTAATCTCATACCAATAAATATTAAGAAATTAATAAAAGAATTTTTGACTTTTTTAAATTAACCATATATTTATTATTACAAACCAAATAACCCCTTTCTAAATTAATTGGTAGTTTAAACCCTGAAATCGTAAAAAAATTTTGGGGTTTTTTATTTTTTACCTATCTTTGTATTCTAATGTTAAAAA